CATGCTAAGGTGCTCGCAAATAAAACGCGAGTATTTAGCTGTGGACCAATGGATTATATAATGGCCGTAAGGAAATTGTACGGTGCATTTGTAGGGCATGTAATGGATAATAGGATTAAGAATGAAATGTGTGTGGGAGTTAACGCTTACTCCCAAGAGTGGACTTTGATTGTTCACCGGCTAAGAGAAGTCGGATCAAAGTATATAGCTGGTGATTTTTCGAATTTCGATGGATCACTGCTATTGGATGTGTTGCGTGCAATTAATGATAAGATAAATGAATTGTACGGAGATGAGCATGAACTGGCTCGGAACACACTGTTTGAGGAAATCTGTAATGGCGTGCATGCCGCACGCGGATGCGTCTATTCGTGGACGCATTCACAACCTTCAGGAAATCCTTTAACAGTAATCATCAACTCTATCTTCAATAGTGTGGTGATGAGATTGGCGTGGGTAGACACCGGACGGACGTTAGTTGAGTATGATCAGTTTGTGAGAGCGCAAAATTATGGTGACGATAATGTTTTATGTATAGCAGACAATGTAATAGAAGAGTTCAATCAAGTAACTATAACTAGGAGCTTGGCGAAGTTTGGTTTAACATACACAGACGAATTGAAATCAGGAGAACTGATACCTTTTCGTTCGTTAGATCAAATTAACTTTTTGAAACGAGGCTTTAGAACATTACCCGGAAACCTTTATTGCGCCCCATTAAGTATAGATACAATTACTGAAATGGCACAATGGAACAGATCAACAGCGGACCCGAAGACGGATACCAAGGTGGTGGTGGAAAATGCACTTTTTGAACTGTCGCTTCATGACGAAGAAACATTCAACAAGTGGCAACCACGGTTTGCAGCGGCTTGTAGGAAAGCCGGTATCAAGATGACTTCTTATAGCCATTTTGATTTAAGTAACTCGCGCACCCAGCGCGAATTCAAAACTTGTGATGCGGCTGATGATATAACTTCTCACCAAACCATCAGTGACGATCGCACAAGTCATGAGTCGTCTGATGTGGGAACTAAGTACCTATCAGGCGTTCATGGACATGGGCAAGTCAGTTTGGCATTCCCAGACACCTACCCAGTGAGTTTTCAGATGCGTAACGGAACATCTATGTCAAACAAACATTCTGTTAACACAAACAAGGAAACGAGGCGGATCTCCAGCCAGGTTGGTGAGGCATTATCAACTAAGGGATCAAAACGAGGAAACAAAATAGAAAAGATTCGACTGATTGATTTCGAAAGAATCGTCAAGAAGCTGAATCGAAGCTATGAGTTTTCACAAGAGGGAGAACAGACCGTTCTCACAATCACATCAGAAACCGGATATTGTCGTGTTTTCAAACGCAAGACAGTGTCTGGAGTTTATGATGTGTTAAAGACCAAGTACATCCAGTACTTAGTTGCTAAGGAAGCAACAAAAATCAGGGCAGCATGCGGAATCGCCGCCGAGAGCGAAACTGGATTACTCAGTAGTCTAGCAAGCATGTTTGCTTTTGAAAACATCTCTGGCGATGATGTGACGAAGAAGAAGGTAACAAGGTCGTTCGAATGGTTTGAACCACCAGTCGATGACGAACCTTCCCCCGTTGTCGTTACAGACGAACCTTCCCCCGTTGCAAAATTGCTGGGATCTCTCCAGAAAGGCTTGTTCTTTCTGGGTAGATACAAAGGAACCGCTGCATGGAATCGTTTTGTGGAGAAGAAGTTAGTTGACGCTCACTACTTCGACACAGTCGATACCTTTGCAGATGGTATGGCACTTCTGACAGTGCAAGCAGCCATCGTTGAGGAAACGGTGTTTGCAGGAGACGAAAAGTTGATGTTCGCCCTTCACGAGTTGAGAGAGAAACTGACAATGGGAGCAGAATGGAAAGTAGTATACGCTCCATTCTTGATGCACGCCATGACCTACATGATGCGCAACCTCCCTTTTTCCTGGCTGTGGCGAGTCTCGCTACATGTACTATGGAATTACCTAGTTTCCCGCGGATATAAGATATATCCCGGACAACCCCCAACTCCGGTCGAACAATACTTGGCTGCCCAACAGGCAGAAATCACCCAAGCAGCAACGAGCTGCGGAATGGCCGTTGATGATCATGTTCTTCCAGTCGACGAGGAACAACTTTCATCAATTAAAGGTGGTACAGAAATGACCCAGGACGACGCTGAGGCTGAAATTGTTGAGAATTTGACCCACCGTAAAGCGCTGGTATCTCCAGCTAACGATATCCAAAGTTCGTTAGAACGCTTTACGAAGATCAAAGACTTTAGTTTCTTGGCAAACGCTAACACAGGCGATTTGCTAACCTCGGTGTCACTTCCTGGTGACATTCTGAACCTGCCATTCATCAAGGCACGTACTTCATATTACCGATTCTTGAAGTGCGATATGGAAGTCAAGCTGCTTACTAATGCCACCAAATTCGACGTTGGATCCATGTATATGGGTATAGATCCCGTAGGTTCAACAGACTTTGGCATGAATAAGTATCAAAAACTTTCATTGCAATCCATCACTGGCTATCAAGGAGCCATGGTGCAAGTAGCACCA